GTGCTTCGTTGTTTCTTCAAGCATGATTTTTCTGAGTTCATTCATCATCTCAGGATACACCTGTTGCATCGCTTCAACTGTCTTTGGAATCACAAACCCTGCTTCAATCTGATCCGTCAGTACAAGCGGATTCTGGATGGCACGCATCACTGTTCTCCAGCGATAGAGTTCCTGTGCGCTTGGTGTGTAATCCTCTGAGACAAGTGTTGCTCCAACTGCCGAGGTTGGGATATTGTCAAAGGCATATTGGATGGCACGCAGGCTTGTCTGAGTGATTGCCATTGCCGTCTCTGGTGCAACCAGGCTAATGTCCTCCAGACTGTCTCCCATCCGTGCAACTAAGAGTTCCGGATCTCCTGCCAGTTGTGAGATTTCATCTGTTTCTTGTTTGAACTGTGCCTGCTCTTGCTCTTTGGATTTTGGTTGCTTGCCCTTGATTGCCTCGGTGAATTTAACTCCTTCCTCCATTGCAGATCCTTCGACCTTTGCACCTCGTGCTGCCGCTTTGCCTGCGGCACCTGCCGGACGCATCATGCGGATGACAGAGCGTCGCATCTTGTCCATCGTTTTCACACGGACTTGATCAAGTTTCTGGATTGCATTCACTGCTTTCTGTGTGTAGCTTCCTCCTGCCATGTCCTTGAGCTTAAACGATGCAGCCCAGTTCTCCTGCATCTCTGCAAGATTTCCTGACATCTTATCAATGGATTTCTGGAGGTTGGACATGCCCTCTCGCATGATCATCCTGTCTTTTCCAAGCACCAGTTCATCCCAGGATTTCTGACGTTGTGCGCCATGTTCTGTGAAGAAGTCGATGATATCATCCATCTGCTGCATCTCTCCTCCCACGTCGCCAGAGATAACCCTCCGGAACTGTTCCGTCTGTGGATCCAATCCTTCTGCGATTGCACTTATTTTCTGCTGCTGTTCAAACAACTCGTTCATGCCTCCTGGACCAGAGAGTTTCCGAGGAGATGAGGTTGCATGGAAGCGTCCACGCATATTCAGAAAGGAGACAATCTTGTTGTCATCAACATCATAAACAGGACGACCCTTGACGTAGCGTTTGAGGGTGAAGTTCTTGCGGAACATCTCCAAGAAGTCCAGATAATCAGATGCAGCACGGTTGATGCGCTTCTGTAATGTTCCTGCCTGACCAAAAACCTGATCATTTTCAAGGATGCGCCGGATTGGATCCCGGATATTCCGTGCAAGATTGTTGATTGTTTCTGCCTCGGTTGCCTGTAGATTTCTTCCAAACTTGAGATGTGGATCAATCATCTGCTTCTTTGTTCTGTCCAACACCTTGAAAATCTGGAATGGAGATTGTGCCTTTTCAACTCGTCCAATGAGTCCTTCTCCAAATCCTTTGCCACCAAACAATGCACCTTCGATTCGTGCAATCGCAGGTTTGTACATGTAGATGTCACCCTGCGCTTTCATGTCATCCAGGACAGAGATGAATCTGTAAATCATATCCTCAACTGCACGCTTCACTGGTTGGACATCCTCACCGTCCAGCATCTTCCTGATCTGTGCGTACTTCTCTGGTCCTGTGAGTTGCTGCACCATCCTGTCGGTCTGCCGGTACATCTGTTCCACTTCCTTGCGGAACTGTCCTGCCAACTGCATCCTCTCGGATCCGGAAGCAAATGCCCACTTTCTCAGTTTTGCTGCTTCTGGGTTTCCAGAGAAAAACTCATCCATCAGTTTCTTGTCTGCACCTGTGAACCATGCAGCACCGCCTTTGACAGAATCCCATGCCGAGGATGCGCCTGCGTCGATCTTCTCTTTGATCGCACGTCCAAATCCTCCATGTGTGATCTTGCCTTTCTTGTCCCGTGGTGAGAACCTGATGATGTCCTCTGCACTCAGCAACCGAGTCAGTGGACGCTGATCATTCACTGAGATCCTAACTCCTGCTGCCTGTGCATTTTCCAGTGTGAGTCGTTTGAAATCCCGTGCTTTTGTCTCATCAAGAAGACGTGCGGTACGCCGGTTCCGGGCCGAACGCTTGACAATCTCGGATCCTCCACCAAGCAGGATACCACCGGCACCTCCAAGCAGGAGACCAACTCCAACATTGCCAACAAACGCTTCTGCGCTCATCTCCTTGTTTTCGAGTGCATCCTCAGAGATCGTCTCACCTACTCCATAGAGGAGACCCTCCACGGCACCACCAAGTGCGAGAGGAGCAGCAGCACGTCCAAGCGTTTGCTTGCCTGCTTCGCCTGCAATCCTACGTCCGAGTGCTTTTGCAGCAACTCTTCCGGTTTGTGCCGCAGCACCTGTGACTCCTCTCCCTGCAATGAGTGCCAGCCGTCCCGCAGCTCCTGCACTCGATGCGGGTTCCGGCAGCAACAGAGGGACCAATGCGCCTGCGACCTCAGCCGTCGTGGAGACTCCTGGTTGACGCTTCTCCAGTTCTCTGAGACGTTCTGCACTGACTCCAAGAGATCGCCACAGTGGATCAGAGAGTCCAAGGGAGAGTCCTCGTGCTGCACCAAAGACTCCGGCCTGCACGGGTGCATCTCCATACTCATCTTCCAGCCGTGCTTCTTCATCTGCTGCGGAGATGTCCTTCTGGAGTAAGCTGAAAAACTGAGAAGTTTTTTCTTGTGAAGGAAATTTCCAAGAGTGATCGGTGATGATCTCGGATGCCTTGTCCGCAGGCATCAGGTACACCTGTCCGCTTGGATTCTCCAGTGGCACAGGAGGACCAGCTTGGAATCCATACTCTCCAGAGGCGATTGCTCGATTCACCTCCTGGAAGGGTACGTCTTCCAGAATCCCGCTAGTTTTGTTGAGGAGGGTCGGCATCAGTTATATGCCGCCGAGGATGCCCGGAACTGATTGCGGATGTCAGCCTTCGTAACATCCACTGGAACTCCGGTTTCCGGTGTCAGGTTAAGCGATTTGAAGGTAACATCTCTTGCGAGTTTCACATACTTCTTGAGTGCCTCATACTGTGCCAGCACCAGATCCGTGCTGAAATCTCCCAGTGGGTCCATCGACACTGCTTTTTCCAGCAGTTTCATATCTGCTTCTTGCAGCACTCCAAGATCAAGGAATGCTTTTGCTTTCAACATGGAGACCATCAATATGCTTTTGGTCTTTGCGGCGTTTCTTGCTTGAGAATACAAGGGATTGTCATAGCCATACTCTTGTTTCATTGCAATCAACTCATCCAATGCCTGCTCCAGTTTGATAATATCCTGATTTGCCTGTATTGCCTGATTTGCCTGCGCCGCAGTGTTTGCAAGTCCAATGAATCCTGGGACTTTCCGGGCATCCTCTTCTTTAGCTGACAATCCATACTCTCTTTCTGACTCTCTCTCTCCCTTTTTCCTGCCTCTTGCAGTCGCTTCTGCTACTGCTGCTTTAGTCGCAAGTGTGACGGCAGGATTCACTTTCTGTGTCTCCTTCACGGTGGTCACTGTTTTAGGCATGACACTCAACCGCAAAGTCTCCAGCTTCATCTCCCTATCGTTGCTGAGTTGTTCCTGGAGCAACTCTCCTTCACGTTTGATAGACTTCACCTTGCTCTGTGCAACTTTCTGTTGCAGCATCGTCTGTACTTTTGAGAGCATGATCACTCGTGCAGCATTTTCTGCTTCTGTGTCAGACATTCCTTTACGTCTGAGATCACTGAGGAGATTCCTCTGCTCCGTGATCACTCCTCCCTTCAGTGCAATCTCTGTCTTCTGTGCTTCTATATCGTCGCTGATTGCATTGTTGATGATATCAAGTGCAAAGTTCTTGGTCCCGGACATGGCAGATGCATACGCACCAAGACCTGCGGCAATCGCAGCAAGAATCCGTGAGCCAGTTCCTTTCTTCTTCCAGATCCTTCCAGTGTCAAGTTCTGCATTCTTGTACTCCAGGGTTGCTGCTTCAACCTGTGCCAACACCTCATTCTCCCGCGCAGTCTGGAGTTTCAGACGTTCCGCTCGTTGCAGTGCAATCTCCTCCTCATTCGTTCTAATATCCGTGATTGCTTCCAATGCGGCAGTCGTCTCATCTTGGGATCTTCCCAGATTGATGTCGCTGAGTTTTGTGTCTATTTCAAGACGCTTCTGAAGCAGGTTCTCGTATTTCGTCAAATCCTGCTCTTGTGATGTTGTCTGCGTTGTCGTTTCTGTGACATCAATAAGTCCGGAGGGTGTCGTAGATATAGGCGTTCTCTTAATTCCTAGTAATGGATCTGCTGGAACTGGAGTTGTAGCAGTGCTACCGATTCCACCCTCGGCAACAATCTTCAAATCTCCGTCCAGCAAGCCCGGAACAGTGTATGACGGTGCTTGTGTTCCCTCTGGAATTGCTGGTGATGCAGCAGCAGCAGGAGGCTCTCCTAGTGTGAGATCATGCGGTGCAGTTTCAGGAACAACTGGTGCCTCGACTGTGGAAATTACCGGAGTCTCAACAAGATTCGGAGGCAGGTTGAATCCTCTTTTCTGAAGCATGCTGAGGGCATCCTCACTCGTCATCCCACCGGCGAGGTAATGCCCGATTAACCTGTCGAACGCCTGCGGATCATTAACGTACTTGTTTGGATCTTGTGGTGTCATCGTGCCTCCAATCGTTTCATGCGGGAGTTAAGGTAGGACTGTGATGCGAGGATGGCGGCAAGTCCCTGTCCCATGTCCACGAGCTTTCCGGCAGGAGTATCCCGGACAAACTGCTTGCCGAGTGTTGTTTTCTCAAGATCCTGCGCCATGATTCCAACCATCTCTCCATGTCTTGCACCAGGAGAGTCTGGCTTTTTATACTCGTAGGAATAAGCATGCAGGGAATCCAAGAAATCCTGCACCTTCGTCTTTGCAGGTTTGATGTTCTTCTTCACGCGACGATCTGACATGAGCCATGCTGCGGCAATCGTGGCAATCCCGCCAAGGATTGCATTCTCCTGAGAAGTGTCATTTTTAGCATTTGCTAGGGAGACCTCCATCTCTGCAAGTGCCATCTTCTGCGCTCGTGAAAGTGCAGCAAGTTTCTCTTGAGAATCAAGGCCAAGTTTTGCAAGTTCTGTCCGCAATCGGACATCCATTGCGGCAAGTTCAAGCGTAACATCCTGACCTTCGAGCGCCATTTCTCCTTGGAATGCTGCCAGTGCCAGTGCTTCGTCGAGAGATCTTGATTTCAGTGCAAGTTCTGCATTCGTCTGAGAGATGAGAATCGACTTCTCCAGATTGGCAAGTTTGGTTGCCAAGGACATCTGACCGTTCTGGATGAGGATCTGCTTCTTTGCTTCGAGCTGGACAAGGTCGGCAGATGCTTGTGCTGCAACTCGCGTGATGTTTGCTTCCATCTGTGCGATGTTTCCAGCCTGCTGAAGATTGCCTTGGACAAAGGCTTTTTCTTTCTCTGCACCAAGTTTTGCAAGTGCAAGTGATGCCTCTCGTGTGCCCTGCACCTGGTAGAGCTGGAGCAGTCTACCTTCCGCAGCAATCTGTTCCTCTGAGCGCAATCCTGCGGCTTGTCCAGTTGCAATCTGTTGGACATCTCTCCAGAGGTTCATTACCTGCCGGTGTCGTCCTCGATCTGCCTGTGCGCCAGATGATGCTCCAAGCAACATGCGGAGATTCTGCTCGGTCTGTTGGTTGTGCTGGATCTCAGCAGGCGAGGGTGCTTCTCCAGCAACACGGCGCTTCAGCAACTCCACAAGTTCTGCTTCTCCTGCACGAGTTTTGTTGAGGAAATCCTGCTCGATTTCTGGAGTCCAAGTGATCTCTGTTCTCTCAAGAGGAGCAACCTCTCCTACGGTGACTCCTTCCAGTTCTCCTGTGATTTGAGTTTCTGCAACATCGGCAACAGGTGCAACGGTTGGTGCTTCTGTTTGAAACTTTGCAATATCCTCCTCTGCCAGCGTGAATCTCTCCTGACGTGCAAATGAGTTCTGTGCATCATCAAAAACTGCTCTGCGTTGTGCTTCAGAAAGACGTGCGTAATCAGTAGGAAACTGTGCGATCAGAACGGCATCTGCTGCCTCAAAGGTTGTAGGAACAACATCAACAACTCCTCCGGTTTCATCCCGCTTGCGTTGTCCTTGTGCAGAGAAAGTTCCGATGTTGAAGAGATTGACAATCTGCTCATTCAGAGATGCCTTCTGTGCAACTCCTTCGTAGGATGCAAGTTTCTTTGCAGACTCAAATGCAGTTGCAATCTCAGCCTCAGGAAGATCTGGAATATCTGAGAACATAGTTGGAGTCTGGAGCTTGAGAATCTCCAGATCTGCATCCGATGCAATCGTTGCAAACTTGGATTCCAGCAGAGTCCTCTGTGCAGCAATCTGTACATTTGCAGCATCTGCTGCTGCCTGACTTGCATGCTCCCGTCCCACATCATCGTAATACTTTGGAGGAGGAGGTGGTGCAGTGGTGGTGCTGCTGCCACCGTCTTGCGCTGATGTATCAGGAAGTATTACTGGTGGTGGTGGTGTGTATTCAGATGGGTGGCCTGTTACGTCATCGGCAGCATCCGCGCCAACATCTGTATCCTTCGATTCATCATAGGCATAACTCTTAATCGGTCCACGTCCTACACCAAGACCCTGAGTGCCTGCAATCGGTTCTCCTGCGCCTCCTAGTGCTTTCAGGAGGCTTGCCTCACTAGGATTGATTGCTGCGAGTCCTTCTCCACGTTGCTGGAGCAGTGCTGCCAGACGTTGGAGTTCCTCTTCAGAAAGTGGAGGACGGTTGCCGGTTGCCGACGGCAGCATCTGTGGAAAGGTAGTTGGAGTCATCATATCGATTTCATCGCAGGAAGTTTCATGGGCGTAGTTTTCAGCCCAATTTCTAGCATCAGGTTACTGATTGAATAGGCTTGTCCAGGATCGCTGGACACAGTATCTGCAAACTCAAAGCGGACAGAATCGCATTTCTGGTGTGCCAAGGTCATCCGGAACTGGTAAACACCGTCGCTGGATCCTCCATAGGTGGTATCTCCATAGAGTGCATCGTCGCCAAACTCTGTCTGTCCTGATGCCGTTCTGAAGTTGAAGGAGTGCAACTCATTTGAATACTCCCTGAAGTCGTAGCTGACTCGTGCCTCCAGAGTGTGATTGCTTTTGTAATCTCCAAGCACGAGCGCACGCCGACACCGCTGGTATCCTTGAATCGACTCTGGTTTGATCCATGCCGTTTTGAGACGCATCTGAATGGCAGCTCCATTGTCTGTGTATCCATCACTTTGCTGGAAAACCACGCCTCCGGTGCTTCTCAAATAGCAGTATTTGCCTGTTGCCAGCCATGTGACTGCACCATTTCCACTGTGGTTTGTGAAGGTACTCCACTTATCTGAAAAGTAATCGTATATGAGTGCAACGCCATCACTTGATGTGAACCTCACCTGGTTCTGATCTTGGAGTAAAACTGCACTTGTGATTGTGAGTGCGTTGTATGCTTCAACTGGTGCGCCAATGTAGTGTGTCGAGAGTCCACGGTCCAGCATGTAGATGCCTTTGTTGGACATAAACATGAGACCATTGGGCATCAGGACAATCGACCTGGTGTTGCTGCATCCAACATCAGAAGTGACCAGTTGTGGTTGCGAAAAACTGTTCTGTTCGCCAGCACTGTTGGGTCCATCTCCTGTGATGTAGAAGATGCGATCCTGCTCAAAGATAACAAGTTTCTCGTCAAGTGCATGGACTGCCGTGACTTCCTGTGCTTGGTTCATTGTGATCTTCAGAAAATCACTGAACTCAATCGGATTTCCTGCGGTGCGCTTTTGAGAATAGAAGATTGTTTTTGGATTCTCTGAGGAAACACAGAACATTCTGTTGTTGAAACTGCCAATCACAGAGGTTGCAGGAGGAGAAACATGCTCCAGGATGTCTCCATTTGTGTACAAACTTTCCTTTGCAACTAGATTCGTATCAGTGATTGTTCCATCATCCGAGAAGGAAACGGTATCTGCACTTGTTGAGTTTGCAACATTGCCAACCCGGAAAAAGAGGGTGCCTCCATTGCTGGTCCGGTAAACTTCACACAGAACATTTGTGTGCGTCGTCAGTCTCAAGGTTGGAATGGTCAGCGTTGCCGTCAGGTTTGATCCAGTTGGAGATGCAGTGACCGCAACGCTTGGTGCAGACCTAGAGATCTGTCCTTGTGCATCAGTATGCTGATAAATCACCTTGTACTGGAAGGTGCCTCCACTCGTGAGGGATCCTCCTGCTGCAAGTGCAACACTCACGTTTTCTGCATAGAGATTGAATCCATGTTCTGAGACCGTGTAGCCATCATAGTTTGAGACAAATCCTCCTCCGCTTAACAAAGACTGTCCAAGTTCCTCGGTGTCAAAGTTTGAAGTTGTTGTGAAATTGACCAGCGACTTTGAGATACCTTTCAAAGAGTAGAGATCATTATCACGAGAGACCAGCCGTGTCTTAACCTGCACCGGGACTTGAAAGATCCCTGCATCCACTGCAATCTGATGTGACAGTGAACTCTTGGATTGAAGTCCTCCGGCAACTCCAGACTGAAGTTTTGCAACAATCAATCCGGTGGAATCCAGCAGGAAATAGGTGCTTTGAAGAGTAGAGTCAAAGCAGGAAATGAAGTAAACTTTTGCATTGTAAAGCCATGCTTTTGAGGCAAGTCCAACACTGCGCTTCAGCACTGCTGCGGATGCCATCGCACTCGTTGAAACCGTGTAGAGTGCAGATTTGATCAGATGATCATAAGATGCAGTTGCATTCAGCTCGTAGATGATGATGACATTTGAGTCAGTATCCAGTGCCAATGTGACATGCTTCACTGCGGTTGAAGTTGCCTCGATTGTCTCCGTGTCCTGCAATGAGAAACTGGTGTCATAGCGAACCATCTTGAGTCCAGTTCCGGAGGTGCTTTTTGCATACGCAATGTAGATGTCACCGGCTGTGGTATCATAGAGTATCCCTAGTGCATCCTCTGCCTGTGCGGATATAGTCAGAGGAGACGGATAACCATTTGCTGGACCGCCTGCCACTCCATCGCTGGTGATGTACAAAACCTTGATCGTATTGGATGAGTCTGCATAGGTGCAGATTCCTGCAAGGTTGTATTTCGTGACATCAAGATGTGGGACAGTGAGGTGTGCATCGGTTGCAAGAGTAACAGCAGTTTTCCAGGCGGTTGGATCATCAGGTTCAATCATCCTGATTGCAATCGAATCTGTTCCAGATGTCTCCTGATACACAACGGCAATCTGTCCATCAAGTTCGAGGCATCGAGGAAGAACTCCGGTTGCACTGATACTTGAGTTGCTGGAGATGACTGCACCTGAAACTGAATCCAGCACCGTTGCACGGATCCCTCCCTGGGTGTCCTCGTAGGCAATGACGATGAGTCCATTTCCGTAGGCAATGTCAGGAGAAGACTGTTCGTAGTCATTCCGGACAATGGAATCAGAATCAATCGTGACGCTGATGGTGTCTCCGCGATCCGTCCACTCTGAGATGCCATTTGCATAAGAGAAGAGTTTGCTTCCGGAGAAGAGCAGAAGTTCCTGCTGGAAGGTTGCAAGTGCATCTCCTGAAGTGATGTTGGTTGCAGACCCTGCCACCGCAGTCGAGAGTTTAGAATAACCCTGACGCTTCGTGATTGTACTGCCAACCGTAAACACTCCATTTTCCAACGCAGTCAGTTTGGACGGCAGCACCAGTTTTTGATCAGTCTTGGTCTCAAGAGATCCTGAGAGATCCACTGGAACAAACACTTTTTCAAGCATCTTCTTCTACAAGGTAAACGGATTTCATATCCTCGGTTTCCTGCTGCTCTTCCAAGATCCGGATGCGGTATCCAATCAAACGCTGCTGTTCTCCAGCCATTTCATTGAGCTTCTGCTGCAACTCGGACAACTCACGATCCACAGTTTCAAGGGTTTTGAGACTCACTCCGGTTTCTCAGGCCAGGTGACTGCTTTTACTTTCTCAACTGTGTCTAGTCCTCCCGGTAAGTCGCGTAGCTTCTGACGATATAACTTCCACTTTGCTGATTGCTCGTTTGTGAGTGCAGAATCTGCCAGCCCTGTCCAATCTGATGCCACTAAGAGAACATTGCGCTGCTCACGGAGTTCTTGCAAAGGGTATGCTGCTTGAAGTTCTGCTAACTTTGTTAATACCTCCGTTTTTGTTATCCCGGCAGGTTTTTTATGCCAGCGTATACCCTCATAACCAGCGGTTCCTTTTGGACCAGCAAATTGGGCATCTGGGTAAAGTGATATAATTGCAGTTTGAATGTCCATGTTTTCCTTAGGATGATTGTGCAATTTCCATAACTGTCAATGTTGATGCTGTAGACACTACATAGGAATTATTATCAGGAGTGAAAGCCCGGTTAATATAAATTAGTTGGACGGTATTGGTATTTACATCAGCCATGCTCACGTTATAATAAATAGTTGACAAATCAGAAAGAGCTGGATCATGTAGATATGTTATCGCTGATTGATTTCCCACGTACGGATTTACCTCAGTAGAACTCATGTGCCCCCCCCACGTTGAACGTGAGCGTGTGCTGAGTACATCCCCAATAGGTGAGACAATTGTGACATCAGTTGCACTAGATGTTCCCGTAATTGCAACAACCGGACTCCCAACAGATGAGCTTATTTGACCTGAGAACATTATCAGGAAATGACTGTTGACATCTAAAGGAGTAATTGAACGACTCAGCATTACCTCGTAAGTTGTTGAATTAACACTGTCCACCGCAGTTAATACGGTTTGTTGAACCTGCAACACATGCCCAGCAGGAAACACAGCAGAACTCCCCAGAGTCACATT